TCAAAGCCTGTTTTGCCTTTTCATTACTATAACCATAATAACGTTTGACATAATCTAGATCTTTGATCTTATCTTGTCGGAGCCAGGGAGAAAATCTCTTCTTTTTCCTCACAATATTTATAAGGAAGTCGTATTGTAACCTTTTAGGAAGGAAATTATACTTATTCATCTCATTGACAAACATCAAAGTATCAAGATGCCCAGAGAAACAACGATTGATAATATAAGGAGGATATTCTTTTTCGAGTGAAGGGTCTTCATCAATCAAATGCTTCTTAGTTTGATTAATTGAGTTCAACCAGTCCTTAAGTTCAGTCATTTTTTCTTTCTTTTTTTCTTACTTTTAATTGGTTCAAAATAGATATTTCCAGATATCGAGACCCTTTCATCATCACTAGTAAAATAAGGATAAACCGAATGAGATAGAGTTGCCGGAAAAAGAATTAAATCCCACTCAACAGAGGTGACAGGAGTACTTGCAATAGGGTATATACTATTTGATCGTGGGTAGATAAAAATAAATCTTCCCGCATTATTACCATTTGCATAAGGATATACTTTGTCTTCATCTTCAAGTCTATATGGAATTTTTACCCACAATACAAAAGAAAATTTTCCATGATGATGGTGTATTGGATTAAAGTCATGCTTTTTTCCATAATTAATCCATAATGACCTCAAAATATGTTTAAACTCATAACCATCTTCAACTAATTGTTTCCTACAATCCCTATGATATTGACCAGAATCTTCTTTAAGAAAAATAGATACATATTCATCACATAATGATTCCACTAGATACTTTAGTTTCTCAGTGATGGGGAATGATGTTTCTTTTTGGAGGTGTCCTGCCAACTTTTCCCTATAGTCTTTAGACTCAACTTCATTATTATTAAGCATTTTTATTGTCCTTTCAACTTCTTTTTTAACATTCTCCGGAAGAGAACATTTTAAATATCCAGGATTTGTAAAATCGTGTGATGTAAAATCAAAATTAAACATAATATTTCACCTAATAATTTGCAAATTGCTGTTCAATGACCACAATTCAAGTTTTGTGCGAAGTCTTCCTTCAGATACTAATTTATCATATCTTTTAGATGCCTTCTTTTTCCACCATTCAATAACTTCTTCAGGTTCATAACCAAATTTAGAAAAATAATACCTTTTCTTTTCTGTTAAAGACTTTGCTTTTTTGATACATGTATTAAAGTCTTCCAACTTCTTCCGATCCTGCAACGAATTCCTAATAATAGAAATCATCTTAGTTTGAATCTTAAGTTTCTTAGAAGACTTATCTGCAGAGATCAAACGTTCACCATCATTTGCATTGTTGTTAAACCACCAGAACATCTCTCGGAAATAATCATCATGAAACAAAGGAAGAAAGTTACTTTCAGTGTCTCCAATATGACGAACGTAAGGTTTAAGTCCATCATACATGGACACGCCCTTCGTAGTTCCATAAAGGGATGTTGTCTCAAAATACTGTAAATCTGTTCCGTACTTTTTATCAAATTGATTTTTTAAAAAGTTAGAAGATGCCAGAAGAGCAAGAAGTTTTCCACCAAGGTAATTATATCCAAAAGGTTGAACTGGAACAATGTTGAATCCCATTACAAACTCATGATTAATTTTTGAAAGTGGTAGAACTTCCCCAAAGTAATCATTTCTAGGTTTAGAATTAATAGTTGGGGATCCAAACCTAACAACACCTACAACTTTTCCTGTTGTATCTTCCGTAACCATCCACTTAATAGTTCTTCCCGGAATAGATTCCTCAATGGCATTAGATGCAGTAATGTTAAGAACTTCTGAATACAATTCTTGATTATACTTACTCTTTGGTTTTGGGCTAGTATCAACTTCACGAATAGTAAAGGACATATCCGCAGGAGATATTGAAAAATCTGAGAATATTTCATCTTCAGGACCAAACAATCTCCCAGTAGAATTGGACATTCTACTCTGCTTTACAAACCGCATATAATCATCAATCCTATTAAAATTGGAATAGTAATTAATAAACTGATCTGCGGCCCAAATAGCATCCTTTTCATTCAATAAACTCATAGTTCTAAAAATTGCGTTTCATAATCACGAGGATGATATTTCAAATATTCCCAGAAGGTCAATTTCATTTCCTTCTGAGTCATACCACAATGTTTTGCGGCAGTGGGTAAATTCATTGTAGCACGAAAAAGTGCTTCATTTGCTTCTTGAACATTCTGGGGAGTAGTTTTGACTTTCTCCTCCACCATTTTGCTTTTATCAATTTTTAGTAGTCCCATCAGAAAGTATTAGCAGTATCTAAAAGTTCTGTAAGATAATCCTGAAAACTCAGTGTGCTTTCTGCCATTACCCTATATCCAGTTCCGACATATAGTTGTCCCAATAATACTGATACTGTAGCAGTTCCCCAGAAGATATAGTAGAACTTGGACTTAACTTGACACTTTTTCGTTTGTTTCATCGTAAGTAATAATAATTTTTTTAGTGATTTTGCCTGTGTTATCGTAAGTAGAGGCATACTCTAACTTACCATTTAAAAGTGAAACTACATTATCTAGTTGATATTGTGTTATATACTTTTTAAATCCCTCATCCATCCAACTCCTATTTGATCCCGGTTCATTAAATCCTTCCATTCTCAAACTCCTTTACTAAACGTTCTGATTGTTTTTTATCAATTCCACAAGGTGCATTTCTTAAACAAATTAAAATACACTCAGCATCACTGATTGTGGGTTTAATTGTAAATCCCCATTTGTCAACTTCACCTTCGATAGGTGCTTCGCATGGGTCGAATTCATGTGGCATTATTCTACTCCTGGAGGGAAACTATCAATCTCAGTCAATTCATAATACCAATCCTCCATTACAGTATTGGCAAGAAATCTGCCACTCAGTCTAGTCACTTCTTCTGCGGCATACTCTTTATTAGGTGCCTCAATCCAGATGTCAATAACCTTACCTAACCTCAACTTTTTAATATCTAGTTCAGACAATCTCTTACAGGCATCTCTCACAGCATTACCAGGAGAGTCATCAACCTGAGATCTTAATCGAATGAATACTAATGCTTTAAACTTCATACTCTTTCCCTCTCGTCAAGTGCTTCATGAATAATCTGCTTTAACTCTTCACGCTCTTCTGCACTAAAGATTGTACGGTTCTTTACTGGCATTGGAGGAACTTCTCTTTTAAAATTAGTATTACCCTTAGAGGGAAGACTCATGCCTTGTGTATCAATTTTATCTTGTCTCATTTGTAGTAACTCAATGAACCATTCCCATTCCATTTAATTTATATTCCCAAATAAATTGTTAATTACCATAGGAAGTAAACGATGTTCTGCTCTCTGAACTCTGTGATGTAAAGTTTCTTCTGTATCTCCTACACAAATAGGAACAGAAGAAGAATCAATACATCCTCCAGAATCTAACTCTTCAGTGACATAGTGAACTGTGCATCCAGTGATTTTATCCCCACTGTCCAATGCCTGCTTAACGGCATTAAGACCTTTATACTTTGGAAGTAATGATGGATGAATATTAATTATCTTATTCGGAAAAGCATGAATCAATCCCGGTGTAATAATCTTCATCCAACCCGCAAGAACTACCAAATCAACTTTGTACCTATTAAGTTTATCAATTATTTTTTGTTCATCAATACTCTTAATACGGCAGTTTGGAATACCCAATCGTTCTGCTCTTTCTTGAGCACCACATCCTTTGATATTGTAGATCATAACTACAACTTCATGGTCTGGACAATTTTCAACGATGTTCTCAAAGTTAGTTCCGTTTCCAGAACACATGACTCCAATTCTCATTTAAGTCACAGAACCAGTTTTTTAGAGTTTGGAGTAATCAACTTACTACCAAACATTTCATTATACTTCTTGCAGACATCTTCCTGAACCTCTGCGACATATACTACATGAGTTTTAGAAATCGTAATCTCTGGTTCATCTTTACTAATCACGGTTGCCCATGGAGCAAATCCAACACCATTATTAGTTGGAAGAACTACAAGACCATTTTGGACTGTGATAGTTTCTTCTGTTTCAGATAGAAGTTCTGCGATAACTTCTTCACCGGTCACAATTCGTAGCAGTTTTACATCAATCATTTAAATTCACACTCAGATTTTTTTAACCATCTGTGGTAGCAACCACAATCTCTACACTCTAATTTTGCATGATGTCTAAATTTTGGAGTGTATAGAACTCTTGCCCATTTACATTCACAATTGGGACATTTTTTATGCTTGTATTCATCATGGAAAACAATTTCACCATCATTAATTCTACTAATAAAATTATTATGGTGATTATTTTTTTGTCGTTCTAACAGATCATCTTTAGTCACTGGAGGACTCCAAGGTGATTTTGGATATCCAATTTCACCAATAACTCTTTTTTTTATTTCATCTCTGTTATACCAATCCATTATTGGAACTCACATTCTACCATAATCTCAGTCAAACATGCAAGTAAGTTTATTTCCTGGTCCGCCACAAATGCCATTTGATACTGATACTTAGCAAGGACAAGCACAGCAGCAGGAATACTATTCGGAACCAAGGAATCATAACAAGCATCGTAAATACGACGCAACAGGACAGTAGTATCATTGTCCAGGTTATTGACAACCCATTTACGTACTTCGGGAAAATTCTTCCCTTTAAGGTTTTTAACCAGTTCATTGACTGCTACATCCGAAAAAGTGGCAAGAATACCAGTGTCAATTTTCCCACTTACAGAATATCTTTGGCATTCATTAAGAACACGTCTCCAATCAGGAAAGTGCTTATTAATTAATTCTACCAGGACCTTGATATCATATTCAACACCTTCTGCATCCAAGATTTGTTGGATACGTTTGAAGAATTGTGCTGCGATTCC